AAGGTTTTCATCGACAGAGAAATAGATCGGTCGGTCTGGTGGCCCTCCACATGCAAGATGTATGTGATTTGCCACATGAGCATCCCATGCTCCGGCATCATGCCCTTCCAGGACCCTGTTTGCATACCATTCCCAATTTGAAACGGGAGAGATACCGGCATCGGAGAGCGCCTTCGCTTCTCCTGGCGTCAATATCTTGCCCTGTGGTCTTTCAGGATGCGTGATGTCATAACCTGAGAAGTAGCCAACGTATCGACACACAAACGTCACGTTGGCCGCTTTCATAGCTGCAATGGGCGGTCCGCTTATGTAGTCAAGTCCAAGTGACATCGATTCCTCCTCCTATGTATACTCGATTCCGACCGTCCCGAAATTCGGGTTGTTCGCGTCTTCTTCACGCAAGGTAAAGAATTGCCCGTCCCACACCAGCACAATGTCGGCATGGCATATTGTGCAGGTGAAAGTGTTTTCGCCTTCAACGACTTGACCTAGATCAATCAAAACTTCGTGATGTTCTCTCTCTCGTTCGCTCATGGCTTCTCCTTTAAGATGCTCATAAAATGCCACTCCATGCTCCAGCTGATTTGACATACAATCGCTGATTGGCGGTCCCCGGCGTGTCGGTCCTGAAGTAAAAATCGCCGTTTGCTCCCAGGCCCGAGGATGGAACGCCTGAGCCTGAATAAATGGACGATGAGTTTCCGAGCTGTACCTCACCATTGTTGGTCCTATTCAAGAGCAACGCAGGCGTACCATAGCCGTCTTTCCACATCTTGAATGCCGTGCCATTAACCGTCTCAAAGAGCTTGCTGTTGGTGTTCAAATTAAAAACATCATTGTAATTATCATCACGAACCACAAAGGCAGAAAAGGCATTGATCGGCAGGATGAATGTTCCACCTTTGCCTTGTGAGCCATCAGCTGTGAGCCCTGTCACGTGGATCTGCATGAGCGTCTTAGGCGATAGAGAGCCTGTAAAGCAGAAACCTGCTGTCTGGAAGCTTTGCGCCTGGATAATGCCACCTCCATCATTGACAAACCAGATCGTGCCATGCGTGCCTTCGTTGTGCGAGAAGAATCCGCTGACGTAGTACCCGCCTGCGACTGCCGCCGTCGTGAACCCTGCTGACTGATTGACGGAGCCGTTGTAGGGCGTCCCGCCTGCGGCCTGCCCGATTTGTAGACCTGTCACGGCAAACGTCCCTGCCCCGAAGATGTGACATCCAACAAAGGAGCATTCCCCTATAAGCAGCGCAACATTGACCGTATCGCTTCCCTCGAACACACAGTTGCTATATTGCCCATAGCCCCCTTCGATAAGAGCAGCAAGCGCCGAAACGCCTGTTTTTGGCCCCCAGGAATGGCAATTGGTAAAAATCACGGCGGAGGCATTCGGTCCAACGTGCAGGCCATGTGAGTCATTCAAAAAACTCAAAATGTTCGTAAACTGGCTATCATGTGGTCCGCCCCACTGAATGCCAATTCCTCCGCAATGATGGACTTTCACATTCAGCAGGTGCGCTTCCATGCTCTCGGTCCCAACTGTCCCGCCCGCATTCCAATCTGAGAGGATACCCCCGGAGAATCCATTGCGAACATGCAGATTGGAGAGTTTGAAATCATAGCCATAGAAGCGCAATGGATAGGACGGCCCGCTTGATTGGTTGGCCTTATTGCCATCAAGGGTCATGTTGGAGAAGCCGAATTCATGCAACGTGCCAGCAGGCCCGGTGCCGTTGGCCGCCGCAAGATTGATAGAACCTGTTTGCGCTGAGAACAAATCGGTGTTCGCGCCATTCTTCAGCTTGATGATGGTCGCACTCACGCCTGAGCCTTCATGATAGACATTGACATCATTGCTGATATCCTGGTTGCCGGTAAGAAACACGCCAGTCCCATAGAGAATACGCGCCCCGCCAAGCGCACGCGCCGCCGCTCTTGCATTGAAAATAGCCGTTGTGTTGTCAGAAACACCATCCCCCACGCCGCCATAATCGCGGATGTTCAGGAAAGGCAATGATGGGGATGGAGAAGGCAAAACACCAGGAGGTGCAGCACCTGCGCCAACGGTGCCAGCAAGTATTTCTATTAGTTCAGGGTCAAACTCTCGGGGAGATGGTTCAGCAGGCAACTTGACTGTGGTATATACCCACCAATCCCCCTTTGTTGCCATATCATTAACGGTCCATTGGTAGGACGCTTGCCCTTTGTTTGTTGTTTGGTTTGCTACTGTCCACACACCAACGCCTTGCTGTGCCTGTCCTGTATTGTTGTTGAGCATTGTCAGTGTGAAGTTATTTGATACACAGCCAGTAAGATCTATAGCTGCCCCTGTGTCATCGGTCAGTATTACAATGTAAGGCGGATCAATGAAGCCTTGATAACGCGGTGTATTTGCCATAGTTCTAGCCTCTCGTTTTCAAGGTTGACCCACTTCGTGTCGTTAGTGTTGATTTCCCATTCCGCGTTTTTAAGATGCTCATATGTTTCTCCTATGCGTACTGAAATGTGACCGCCGGGCAATTGGCTACTCCCGCTGAAACAATCCCATTGTTCGCTCTTGCCCCACCTCCAAATTGATAGATCGAGCCTATTGGAGCTGACGCTGGAATAGACAAGAGCTTTGTCCCTGAATTGGTGGATACATTATCGAATATATCAAGCTGAGCGGTTCCCAGCGTTGTGACGACAGCACTCCATAAAGCTCCCGCGCTGCCCTTTACGACCACATTCCCGGCTGTATTTGCTGCCTGGGTTGCGTTGGCAGTAGGCCCCTGGGTGAGCCAGGGGGTTGTATTCTGCGTATTACCAGGCTGGACGGTCCACGTTCCAGATTGGGCTACCACCGTTCCGTTTGTGGCCGCATCACTGGTATACAATTCCAGCGCCCCGCTGGCCGAGCCACTTGTGTAGGCAGTGCAGCGCACACGGATATAGCGCGAAATCACCGCGCCCGAATACATCGCGTTGGTCGGATTGGTTACAGCGGTAAGAGATGAGCCCGTTGTAGTGTTGTTGATCTGCCAAGATACCCAGTTGATGTTATCGTTTGAAATCTGAAAGGTCAGTGTTCCCACCAGGTTGTTGGTAATGTGCAGGCTGAACCATTTATATGATGAAACATCGGTGCTGGGAACAAGATCAGCATTGAGCGTCCCAGCAGTCAGCCCGGAAAGCTCCAGGTAGGTTCCACAGATGGCAGCAGGGGCGGAGGTCACTCCCTGGCTATCAGCTTTGCGCGGACCCCCTTGCATGGGCGTCAGATCTTTGTTGGGCGTTTCAGGCGAATAGACGCTGCCTATTGGATCATTGGAGGAGTCGCGTGAGACATCCCCAAATGTTTGTACGGTCATAGCTTCTTGCTCCCCTGTCTCCAGGTTTTATACCAACGATAGACCGTCACCACCAGAAAGCCGGTGAGCAGCACAAAGATTTCAATAATGACAATCCAGAATAAAATGAGTGCAAGTAATTGCATGACGCCTCCTATGGTATAAGCCTCGAACGAGTAAAAATTTCAAATAGTAATGTTCCGAGCCCTGCCAGCCCTGCTATCCACAGAGCAAATCGTTCCGAGCGGGATATTTGCGCCTGTTTGATTTCTTTTATTTGTTCTTGCAACGACTTTAGTTGAGGCTCCAGGGTATCCCGGGCCACCAATTCTTTTCGCAGATTTTCAAAACTATCAAGCAACCGGTCAAACTTTCGTTCTACATCGGCTTTCAGGGCGGTTTGCTCATTGATCATTCGCGCTTCATTCTGTGCAATGAGCGCTTGCAATGCACTATGTCTTGCTTCAAATTCCGCCCGGGTGATGCTATGAATGTCTGATTGTTGCTGCATATTCTTTTCCTTATGCCTGAAATAGCTTGATGAACGAACCTATAAAAGGTGTTTCTGAACATTCCACCTGATAGGTGATGAGCTGCGTCCCATCAGCTTTGGTTGCAAAGCTTAGAATGACATGATTGATCAAAAACGCTTTATCCATAATCCCAAATTGAGAAAAGAACACCGTCAGCACCTGGCCCGTTGCTAGCCCTGGCCTGAGCGTTTTAAAGCTGAGCGTTCTACCTCGCACTTTGTAGCGTGCCAACGCTTGAGCTGTCAAGGTATCAGCCGCCGCTTTATTGAGTCCGGTGCAGTCTATTGACCGCTCGACAATCCCTGAACTATTCCAGCCTGAATTATTTGGATTGAATACCAGCGTGCTTTGCCCGAATGGCCTCATCACAAAGGTTGCACCAGTCTCAAGCAGTTGATAGTTGGTTTGTTCGGCTTTGTCTTCAGCCGTTGCTGTGTATGGAACCTGGCCATTGTAAGAGACGGTAACAGTCTGAAGTTGGTTCAGGGCTACCGCCCCAGCATCCTGAGTGATAAGCGTTGAGCCAACCTGATAGTACCAATCTTTCCCGGTGTCAACATTGCGTACTCCGAATGTTTTGCTGGAGATCGCGCCCACGTTCGCCGTTTTGAAGGTGATCCCGGTGATGCTATCAACTGGAAAATCGAGGTCAAAACTGGTGGATGTGCCATCGCCGGTGAACGATTTGGACTTGGCCACGACGTCAGTTGCATTAGGTCCATAGAAGCGATTGCCGTATAAGTCTGCAATGTTTCTGACTGTAGGCGCTGTGTTCGTCTGAATGTCGTTTCCGGTAAGTATCCAGGGCGCAGGTGTTGAGCCAAAGGGCAAGAACTTCAGGGATTTCTTGTAGGGGTTGTTGATATCTGGTGAAAACGCCCACCAGAAAAGCGGGTTACACTGTTTCGCCAGATCGTCTAAGCAGGATGAGATTTGCTGCTGGAATTGCCATGCTGTCTTGGGTATCAAGGTCCCATTCGCTATGTTGGGATCGTGGGCAACAACTATCAGGTCTTGCAGTTGAGGCGTCAATGTTGGGTCTGTCGAAGTCAGGGTGACTCGACTGTAAATCAGCTTCCCTGCAAGGAGGTCCCCATAGGGTTGCATCCGAATGTTGTAGAACCTTCCGCCAGTTGCAGAGTTTTCCAGCAAGCCAAACTTGCCAGCAGCAAGCGGGCTTCCATCGGTCCAGGAAATCACCTGCACTCCATCGAATTTGACCGTGACTACCCCGGCCTGGACATCAAGTCTGATACGGTGCGGAGTACCGCGCACAAAGCTGATAGCTGAAGAAGCCTGCTGGGTACCTACTCCTCCTACACGCTTGAACAATCGAATCACATTCTGAGCAGCTACAGCAGACGCATCAAACACCCGAATGAAGTACAGATTGTTCCCGTCAATATAATCGAGAATTGCCCCTGCATCGTCCGCCTGATCCATATCAATCTCAGCGTAGCCATCTTTCGATGAAATCGCATTGTACACAAGAGTGGCATTAGCCCCGCCAGTTCCTGTTATTCGACTATTCGCAGTATCCCAGGTCCAGGTCCCATTTGAGCCAAAATTGGATTGTGTGTAGTTGGCGCTAGTATCTGTATCGAAACTATCAAGCGTTGGGTCAGGCTGGCCATTGATACCAAAGATGGAAGAACCGTTAGATTGAGCGGTCCAGCTTGATACACCATTGGGCGATGTCTCAACCAGAATGCTCGTTCCTGTGGGAGTCAGAGCATTCCAGTTCACCAGCGTACTACCAGCCCTACCAGTAGGGGCAAGATTGAGCACAGGGCTAATACGTGTTCCTGTGGCTGAGAAGGCCCCCAGCACTACAATGGTTAGATTATTGAGCCCTGGCATGCTTGTTGCGCTTGTACCCGTCAGGGTGACTCTCAAGATCAAATTGACACCGCTCAAGCTCTGAGCAGGGGTGAAATTGGGTATGGGTTGGCCATTCGTGCAGGTTTGATAGGTTGAACCGCCATTTATACTGGCTTCAACCAATTCAACTTCCTGCGAATAGTCACTACTCGCATCTGCCCAGGTGATGATGGAATTGAGATAGCTTCCTGCTGCTGTCAAAGAAATGTTGTTTGATGTCCAGGTCCCGGCAAGACTAGCAGTAATCCCAAAGTTATCATAGATCGCAAAGTAGGTTCCGGCTGTGGTGTTTCTGTTTCTCAGCCCCACATTCCCAGCCGCTGTATACGTCCCATCCGTCGCATTGATGTACAATGTGTCATTGACGTAGATTTTGTGAGAAGAGCCCGAAATGACCAGCTTTACCCGATACCAATTATTCAGACTCAGCGCTGAGCTAAATGTTGTTGTTGCAACATTGGTTGAAGACCCAGCGCCTGAACTGGAGTTTGTTCCTCTGTTTAATTTGAGATCCACAGAAGATAACTCGACAGCATAGGCCCAGGTCGAATCATTGTTCTGCCAGCCAGTGCAACGATAGACACACCCATACTTGACGCCCGCCGTGTCGATCAGTACATCGAATTCAAGGGTAAAATCCGCCCACGTTCCTGCAAAATCGAAACGGGCGCGTTCTTCAGAGGTTGCTACGCATCCCAGGTAATATTGCAAGTTCTGGAATATCTGGGTGTTCGGTGATACCGACCCCGCCCCAAATATAGTTTGTCCTGAGCTTTCTGCAAAGTTCCAATTTCTGAGAATGCTGTTTAAAGTGAGCAGATTACCCGAGGTATTAGCAAGATTGGATAATGTTCCACCTGATGCCCAACTTCCACCAGTGATGTAAGAACTTGACACATCAGATTTTGTAGCGGCATAGGATGGTTGAATGTTCCAACTGAGATAGCTGATCGTTGGGAGCTGCGTCGGATCATTGTCAGTGGTATAGAATTCTTCTCTGATTTGGACTGACAGCCCTGCTATATTTGCCCCTGGTACCCCACCTAAGCCTGGCAAGGGCGCATTGTTGGTACATGGGATGTAAGAGCTTCCACCATCATAGGAAATGGCTACGTTGACAAGAGTTCCCCCTGGTGTGGTTTGTATCCAACTGATGAAACTTGATTTTATGAGTTTCGCAGCGTCAATGCTCTGGGCGGGGCTCACTCTATACACACTGGGCGCTGCCCCTTGCAAGGGAGGTTTGGCTATCTTATCAGGGACTTGCCGTATCAGCACAACCGCATCCTGAAAGTATGCCCGTTGCAATTGCTGGGGCGGGTTGACTTGCGTTGCTGTGGCTGTTTTAGAGAAGAAGGGCGTTCCGCTCTGACTCTGCAAGAAAATATTCTTCACATAGAGCGTATAGAGTCCGACCTTTGTTCCATACAAAGCGACCCGGATGGTTGAAATAGTTTTGCCTGAAAGCGTGGGAATACTGATATCGCGTCCAAACCAGTTGTTTACCGCTGAAGGCGTCAGGTCATTAGGCACTACCGCTGCATAATTCAATTGGTCAAAGGGCGTCGTGAGTATTGTTCCATCGGTACATACGAAATCCACGCCGCTAATCACAGCATCGGGGTTCGTGCTCGGCACCCACATTTCATAATGGAAGGTGTCATTTGCTGCAATAGCCATTGAACCTGACCAAATTTTGAAATAGGTGTACCCATCTGCCCCTGAAAGATTAACAGGCAAATACGCCTGGACCATCAACGCACTGGCCAGCGTCGGTTGCAGCACATTGTTCACAGCGCTAGTATTGTTGAGTGTCCCAGCCCCGAATGCTGCATTGGTTTTTTCGGTCACACTGACAGCAGCTCCTGCAGGTGAAAGCTCCAGGTTCCCATCCCCAACGTTGTTAGCCGGTATTGTGTTCGCTAGAATGCCTTGAGCGAAGTCTGCAAAGAATGTGTCTCTACGCATGGCGTACTGGTTGACCACGCCTTCAATGGCAAGATAGCGTTGTAAGAGGTCTGTAGCAATGGTTCCTGCAAACTGGCCAGCATTTCTTGAGTCGTCATCAACATAGGTTCTTTTGTCAGCCAGGTAGGTATAATCTATGGCATTGACTTGAGAGTTGATCTGAGCATTCGGAACAAGGTTCGTTTCCAGGGAATCATTCACATTGCCAGCGAAGAGCGTTCCTAGCGTTGAATCAACCACTGAGATTTGTTGCCCTTTTTGGAAGTGCTGTGTCCCTGTTGGGTCCTGAGCAGTGATTTGAGCTATCGAACGCTCATTGTTCGCATCATCTATGCTCAAGCTTTGTTCTTGGGGACTGGTGATGACCGATGGGCCAATGGTGGTTGTCAGGCTCATGCTTTTGCAAACCCTCCCGGCCCCAGTCTGAGTCTCACCTGGTCATACACTTGCTGCACCACCTGAGAAGCAAATACTTGCCCATCAATCTCTATCACAATCAGGATGTTATTTGCAGAACCGCTCCCCCCTGTCCCTATCCCTGAACCATATCCTGAAGAGCCTGGAGGCGCAACATTGCCCCCAGGCCCTGTGCTGCCGGCAGGGTGCTTTTTAGGGGGATGGTGTTTCCCTGAACCTCCAGGACCGCCAGGACCTCCACCAGGCCCTCCTGTGTCACCAGGCCCACCAGAGTCTGAGCCAGGTCCCCCAAAGTTGCCAGAAGAACTCCGGGTATTCTCAATGCCCGAGGTCACATCAACCGCATTAAATGCTGAGAGGTCAATAAAGCCAAAGTTGGTACCAAGAATTGCATTTGAGGCAGCAGCAATCAAATTCAATCCTTCTGCAAACAGCTTGATAGCATACATAATGCTATTCATTGCCCCAACGAACATCCCTGCCATCCCTGCTATCCCTGTAATCACGCCCCCAACTACATCACCAAGCGAAGCGTAGCTTATCCGCGCATTATTGCCAGCAGTTCTTGAGAGATCAAGCGCTTTTGACCAGCTATCGAACTGATTCACAGCTGTTGGAATATAGTCCCCAACTTTCTTGATTGCCCGCCATACATCATAAATAGTATTTCCCAGGTCATGCATGGTCCCGCTGAAACTATCCAAATTGCTTTTCTGATCAAACCATGCCTGTAGGCCCTTGGCTGCTTGATCGATGTCTCTGCTGATTAATTCAAAAGCGGGCGCGAGTACCTTCCCTGCCAGGTCAGCAAATGCTTGAAACGATTTGGACGACACAATATTCCCTAAATCTTCCAGCCCTTTTTTTGCAGCTTGAAATGCAGGTCCGGTTATCGAACGCATAGCCGATTCGATATTGTCGTGAATCGTCGACCATAGCCCTAAGAAGGTTTTGGATTGCTTTTGCATCCCTCCACCAAAGGCTTGTTCCATCCCCTTGGTCAAAGCGTTTATAGCGGTCTGTGCAGGTATCAAACCTTTAGAAGTCATGTTTTGAAGTTCAGCTACTGAGAGATGCATCTGTTCAGATAAAAGACGCCATGCAGGAATGCCCCGATCGGTCAACTGCATCATATCTTGCGCCATGAGGTGCCCGGTGTTCAGCATCTGACCAAAGACCTGTACCACACTATTCAGATCAGCATCTGATGCCTGCCCCAAGGCTGAAAGCGCATCACCAATAGCTGTCAGATCAGGTATCACATCTTTGGCCGCAAAGCCTACCGCTAAGAGTTTCGCCCCTGCGGATTCCACTCCGGCAAATTCAAAGGGAGTGTTTGCTGCAAAGTCCCACAGTTGCTTGAGTTCACCTTGAGCTGCTGTCGAAGAATGCATCAGGGTTTCCATCGTGACGCTTGCTTGCTCCATTGGAGCATTGACCCCAATAACGACTTGTCCAACGCTCATAGCAGCAGACGCTAGACCTTGAAGCACCCCAACAGCCATGTTAATAGCGCCGGTGAAACCCAACAAGGTTCCACCAACTGAACCAATAGCAGAGCCCAACCCGCCTTCCATTTTTGATCCGGTCTCAGATGCAACAGTACCAACCTGTTTGATTTCAGCCTGGGCACGTTGGGCGCCCTGCGTCAGGTTGGTGATGTCCGCTTTAAATGAAACAACCATTTCTCCGAGGCTGGTCAATGTGTGGCTCCTGGTTGTGGGATCATAGCTTTCAGCATTTCTATTTCGTCTTCTTTGGTCAGCAACATTTCTATCAACTGTTCTTGCAACTCGTCATAGTCGAGATAGGCCAAGAGATCAGCTATTGAGCATCCGTACTGGCGGGCAAGTTGGAGGATGAATCTCCGCCCTGGATTGTCGGTAAGTTTTTTTTCGTGTCCTCTTCATCAGCCCCCAGGCCATTGTAGGCAGCACACAGCTTGAATAGATCCTTGATTTCGTCCAGGTCCTCTTGCAAGATGAGAGAAAGCCCCTTCTCATCAAAAAGAGGCTCTTGCGTGTCTGTTAGTACCAGACACTTAGCCAACAAAGAAGCCGAAAATTGCTTGTTGTCCCCTATGCTGGCCGTCATATCAAACCCTTCATCAGCTTTGATTTTACCGATTGAAATATGCCCATCCAATTCAGGCCAGAAGGGCGTAGGAATAGCCTTGAGCTTTGGCCTACTTTGAAGATTGCTGATATACTGGCGCGCGTTCAGCGCGTTGAATTGTTCCATGAATAGATTCCCTTTCTATACAATGACTATCACGCCGTCAGGCTGGAAATTGATCGTCTCATCCACCACGGCATTGACAACTGCTTTCAAGTGGTCATCCTTAAAGTAGCCATACGCTTCATACCGATTGCCTGACGCAGCTAAGAGCGAGAGAATGAGCAAATCACCGGCGGTCAAATGACTGGCCTGCACAATATCTACCCACCATTTCTTGAGTGAGAACGGTCCGGTCAGCAAGAGCGGCTGAAAAACTTTCCAGGTTGAGCCACCTGGCCCAGTATGAACTGACACATCCTGAAGGTCCCTGGCTCCTGCAAACGCCCAATCGGTAGTCTGTCCCATACTGGCATAGGCAAAGTATTTCGCCCCTGATGCTAGACGAGTTCCCTTTGTGCCACCCACCAGCGGGGCGTTATGGACAACTTGCCCTGAGAGGTAACGTAGCGTGTAGGTTGCTGGTGATACCGTTGCCCAGGTCACATTGTCCGCATTGGTTTGGGTCTGAACCACAGGAACTGATGAACGATCTAAGTACCGATGCGCTGCGTTGGTGACGTTATACGTCTTATCATCCCCCGCGTTGGTCATTGCCTCGTTCGTGAGCACAAGAGAAGCGCCCGATGTGATCAGGATATCGCCCTGCACTCCGAGAATAGCCGGCATAAATGCACCTCCATCCCTTGCAAGGGGTATTAGGCGACAACTACAGAGCCCGAAATCTGAAATGCTCCATCCAGCTCAACAATGTTGTTCACCGGATCGTGAATTTTGTAATCCTTCACGTAGGCCGTGAACGTGTACGTATTCACGTTGTTGTTTGGGCTGACGATGAAGAATAAGAGCGTGCCATTAATGAACGCCGTCTCAATGACGACCTGACCGTTCGTATCGGTGTGGTCATAGTTCATCTTCAGATTGAGCAACCCCGTCTTCAGCCCTGCCAGGAACGTTTTCCACCCTGAAGCTGACATGATGGTGGTTTCATACATATCTGCGGCTAAAGGGATTTCTACGTCCTTCATCTGGCCCGCTGAGTTGGTTGGACTGGCTGCTAAGCCAACCTTCACGTTATTCGGGTTATTAAATCCCGCAATAGGCCCCGGCATTTTGTGCCTCCTTTATGTTGCTACCCGCCTTGCGTCATCAAGAGATAGCGCAGTGAGCCATGCCGGGTGAGCCCGTCTGACTCAACGATTTCTACAAAATTGTCGAATAAGAGATAAAAGTTATTAAACCCGCCTGAGAGCGTCAGCGGTAAGCGATTGAACGCGTTATCTATGGCGCTGACAATGCTCTGAAGCTCTTTCATTCCTGAGTATTGCGAGAATATTTCAAACTGGACATACACATCATGCGCGTTTTGCTGCATGGTTAAGGCCGTTCCTAGCTTCGCAGTCAGGTTTCCTACATAAAAATATGGAAAGCTGGCATTCACCTGCACATTATCGAAAATATTCCATGCAGGGGCGCTAGCGCCCGTCATGGCAGCTTGAATACCTGCATCCGCCCTGGCGCGAGTCACACATGCTGTTTGAATTTGTGATAAGGGTAAAGCCATTATTTGATATCGCTCAATTCGTGATCCATTGATTGTGATGCTTTTACGAAAGCTGGGAACAAGAATGGGCGAGCTGCCATTTTAGATGTGCCCAGCTCTACATATGGCCCATACTCGACATTGGTTCCCACAATACGCTCAAAGCTCATCATGTTGGTCATGCCAATGTCAAAGCCGCTCTTATCAATACCGCTTGTCCCAGCCTTGATTTGAATAGAAGAGCGCAACCGTCCAGTATCAACCGGGCAAGCCTTCTTTGCTTCTGCCTGACAATCGATAGCAGCTCCCTGGACAGCATCTAGCACCTTACGTCGTATCTCGTTCATCTTGGCTTCAAGCGTCTGATTGACGCCCTGTATACCAGTAACTTCAATGCTGAGGTTCATCAGTTCTTACCTTTCCGAAGTAGTACCGAACAAAAAACACAGGCCAATAGCGCCAGGGTATCTTGTGTTGTTTCAACTTACGAATAAGTAGGGCAGGAACACCCCACTTGGAAATCCTGACAGAAAACACAACATTCGCCCCTTCCATCTTTTGATCTGTGATTTTTATATACCAGGGCAATTTCGCCATTAATTGATACCTTTCGCCCGGTCTTCCTGACAGAACATGGCAATTGAAATACTCGCCTCTTGCATGTTCTTCACGCCCAATATCTTGTAAAGATGCGTCACCGCGCCTCTCACGTACTTTATCTTCATCGATGCATCAATGTGATAGGTTGGCTGATAGCGGATAGAAATCATGCACGTCATCGTTGGATACAGCTGCTGAGCGAAAAATCTACGGTTCGCGCCACGCCCATAGGGGAAATCTACTATATTGGCCCAACAAGAATAGACATCAATATAGTTGCCCGATTGCCCGCCCTGGCCGTCATCGCTTGTTCCAGGTACTGGCGGCTTTTGAATGGTAATCCGCCTATCAAATTGCTCAGCCGACACATTATCTTTCTTGGACATCAAACCCACTCCAATCGATAGCCAAGCAGCTCATTCTTGATGTCAGAAGGCAATGCAGCCCCTTCCCGGTTGTCATACCAGAATGCAATAATTTTCTTCACCAGAAGCCGTAGATCATAAGGAAGCGGATAAGCGCTTGAGTATCCCACTGTGTACGCAAACTGCCAGCGATAGACGATCAAAGGCGCTTGAAAGTAAATCCGACCTGGCTCCCTGGTGGTATCAATGCTCCAATTGACTGTTACCCCATCTGGCCCAAGCTGAGACAGATTTGTAAACAGCGGGTTCCCCTGACCATCGATCACAAACACCGTGAACTGAGTACCAACCGATTGAACACTTTGGAGCGGCGCCATTGGCAATTCAAAAAAAAACTGAGAGATGCCAAATGGGTTGGCCCCTAATTGCTGCTCATAATGATAAAAATTCTCCTGCTCATCATCGATAGGTCCTGAGAGCACACCCCCATGCGGTCTATCAATGATGAACTGTGCCAGGATGGATTGTGTTGCAAGCGCCCGCCCGGTCACCTGCTCAACGTACTTACGAGCAGACTGAATCAAGCCTGAAATCACACCATCATTGCCACTGTCAGAAAAGTCGATCCGGCAATAATCTTTGGCTTCCTGAAGTGTGATAGGCTCCGAACTTGGCTCAGTTACGACGCGATACAAAACACTCACAACACAATCCTTTCAGCCGTGCAAGGGGGTTAGACGGGCTCAGGCCAATGCCAGGTGCCTAGTTCCTTCTCTTCAGAATAGTGAACCGATGTACGCCAGATGGAGTTTGCTAAAACGGAAAAACCTGTTTGGGGTGCTACGCCTTCTACAAATCCATCATTCCGCCCATCGGTAAACACCTGAAGCTGTACCAGGCCATTATCCTGTTTCCAGTCCCGTACCACTATGGCTGGGCGGTGTTCGCCTTTGCTTCGCCCATTTTCCAGCACATAATGGACAATTCTTCCTTCTGTTAAGCCTTTGACTGGCATATCTCACTCCTACAAAAACTAATGCCAGGTATGTGGCAAGTTCTTATCTGAATGCGGAACGCCCGCGTAGACGCCAAATGCGCCCATACTGGCATAATCCTGGTCGCTTGGGTGCAGCAACACATGCAGCGAAAGCACAGGCCCGGTTGACTTCTCTTCTTCTAACGCTTCCTCTTGTCGCTTTTTCAATGATCGCTTTTTTGAAACCGACTCCGCATCAACTTCAACCTCTTCTTCTACCTCCTTTGGAAGCTCTATAGCCTCCAAAGACACAAAGGCCATACGCATATGGCCCTGATCGGTCACATACGTCACGATATCTCCTAACTTCGGCATAGGTGTTTCTCCTACAAGAAAACTAGTGGTAACTGTTGGGCGTCATGCCCGTCGGATCGTTCGGAACGTTCTGAACCACCAACACAGGCCCATTCACAAACTGGTCATCACCTGGGTTCAGAAACACGTGCAAGATAATGCTCACATCCTGCACGTCCGACACAATAGCCGCCCGAGCATTCCCCCTATCCGTGATGTACACAACAATGGTTCCCAAAGCTGGCATGCGCTAGACCTCCGCAGGCAGCACACGCGGCTCACCCAGCACCCAGAACGCCGTATGTTTCGCGCCTGTTGTGGTGCCTGTGATGGTGAGCGCAACCCGTAGAAATCGCTGACCACCCAGGTAGCCTACCCGCTGATTGAGCGCGGTCGCTGCGCTGATAATGGCTGCTGGCTGTGAGCCTGCCGCCGATTCGGTAATCGGAAACCCGCCCGCTGCGTTCGCCGTTTCCAGCCTGGACAGGTCGGTTGCCGCAACGGCTGTAAAAGCCCCAGGATTGCCCGTCCCATCGTCTGGCGCTTCGTTGATCGTGTAGGTATGCACACCATCGGTCCAGGTGCCCGCCAGGATGTACAGCGTGGCCGCGTTGTACCGCTGCAAGTCAATGGTTTGGCCTGTGTAGGCATTGGCTGCCAGCATA